TTATTTCCAGTACCACTAAGGTCTGCTAAATATTCTTCCCTCTTATCAGGGTTCCCTATACTATCAAAGATTTTTCCTGAGTCCCATGAAAAGTCGTTGTTAAACATTCCTGCCATTTTATTTTCCTTTTATTATATATCTCGCCATGACTTAGGCAAGGCTGAGTTTTCAAACAAAGCTCCCTTACCCGGTAGGTTAGGAGTTATTCTCTTAATGATTCCATTTAAGTCACCTGTGGTTACATCTTGGAATGTATCAAAGACATCAGTAGCTGTAGGACCTAAGATATTTCCAAAAGCACCTGAACCTCTTTCTTTAATATCAATCATTGTATCAAACCATAAACCGGCACCACCTGCGTTTCCTATGCCTGCAATCAATAGCTCTAAAGCATTTCTATTTTCTTCTATGTCTTTACCTGATGCTAAGGCTCTTGTAATTTCAGCAGCATTTCCTGCAAAACCTGCAGCTACTAGATACAAAGCTAAAGGTTTAGCATTACCATGTATAAACAACTCATCTGCTACGTTACGCTTTAAGAATCTTGCTTGATAAAACATAAACGATTTAAACTTAGTCATTAGTTTAAACCAAGGCTTGCTCCAGTTAACTGGTAAGTTTCCTGACTCACCTGAAAAGTTTACAAACTTATTAAACATGTGTCCACTAACAGCCAAGTCTTGCTCAGATAGCTGTGCTTTAAACGGATTACCTACTCCTAGTTCTTTTAATTCTCTCTCAAGTTTAATTGCTTTAGTTGAGTTTCGTCTGCCCTCTGATACTAGCTTCATTAATTTATTATGTAAAGAATTAACATGACCGTAACCCATCATACCTGCAGCTCTTCTGTTCATTCTCTCAACACTCATAAACCCAGTACCTCTTAAAAACTCAGTAGGTTCATTTAAAAATTTAAGAGGACCTTTAAATTGTTTATCAATAATCCTAGCACTAGGAGCATTTTCTGTAGCAATACGAGCTAAGTCCATTTCACCTAATACACCTACATTATAAAAAACTTGTTGGTCCCTCTTGGTTCTAATGATTGCTCTAGCAATAGCAGAGATAGCTCTGAATGGAGCAGTTAACATACTTCCTGACTTACCTAATAACACAGTACCGTTAACAAAAGACTGAGTAGCGTTAGGTATAGCAGCTAGTCCTAGCTTATGGTTTTGTATAGCATTAATCTTAGCTACTGCTCTAGCAACTTTAGGGTTTTCCATTGCTGCTCTAATAGTAGCTGACCTACTAGCATCACCAATTTGTGTATAGTATACCTCTTCTATATCCTTAGCTTGTCTGTTAGCTTTTTCTGTCTTTTGATTTTTTAGGTCTTTAATAAACTTTCTAAACTTTTCATCATTAGAGCCAAATCTTTTTGCATACTCATTTCTTCTTATAGTATCAGCAAAGAATTTAGTCCACCTGTCAGCAGGGTCAGCCATAAACGGGTCTAGTTCTCTTTCTAATCTTTCAGGCAACTTAAACTTTCTTTCGTTCTCTAAATGAGTAGAGCGTTTCATGTCAGTACCTTCGATAGACTTTAACTGAAACATGTTTCTAACTGACTCAGGACTAGCATTAGAATTAATTACCTCATCAGAAAGTTTTTTATTTCCTGTAATGCTGTCAATAAGTTTTTTAATTCCGGGTTCTTTCTTTTTTAAAGCGTTGCTTAGAAATGTAGAAAAAGCTTCCGAACCTTCTTTAGTCATTAAGTTAGCTGTGTTCCATACACGAGGTATGTATGACTCATCAGCTTTATACTTAGCTAGTTGTTCTTTAGTTATAACCCTAGCTTTATAAGCATCATTTAATACTCTAACTTTCCTGTCATTTACTAGCTTTAAGAAATCTTTTTGTGCTTTGTTTATAGAAGAAGGTCTGGTATTCTTATCAATAAGCTTATTAATATCTCCTAACTCTTTTGCGTTTTTATTAATAAAGTTATTAATGTCGTCACTAAACCTAGCTACGTTTATATCAATAGTAACATTAGCACCACGTAAAGCATCAGCCAATCCTCTTGCACCTGAGTTAGTTAAAAGTGCATCATTGCCATATACTGCACGAGTAACTTTATCGTTAAACATTCTACTTAGCTTATCAAATACATTGTAACCCCATCTACTAAAAGGTTGCTGTCCTGCTACATCATTAGCTTGAACCATTACAACTCTTTGATATTCGTTAAGTGCTTCTACATCTTCTTTTGCTTTTCTTATTTGTTCGTTTCTATCTATCTGCCTAGAGTTCCTAATTTCTGAGTTAGGTATAATTCTTTCTTTAGCTAACGCTCTTAGTGCAGCTTCTTCTTTTGCTCCATAAGTAATCTCATCAGCTACTTGAAACCTAGTCTTTGATTGTTTACCTATAATATCTGCTTCTGTATTTTTAGGTGTACTAGGAACTACATATCCTGCTTGTTCAGCTTCTCTTAGTTTTTTAACTTCTGCTTGTACATCAGATTTATTCCATCCTATGTTCTTTAACCACTTTCTTAAAGACTTTTCATCTGTAACAGTAGTAGCTATCTCATCTAAAAATTCTTGATTAGATAAACGATTTCTTATAATGTATCTGTTAGCTACATCTGTAAGTAACTCACCACCACCGGACAAACCAAAGCCAAGGGTAGCACCAAAACCTGCACCAATACTGCTTCTTGCTAGTATCTGTGACCAGTCATAGCTATCTCTTACACCTGCTTGTTTAAGTATCTGCTGTCCAGAAGCTTCATCAACACCTTCAAAAGTAAAGCCAATACCTGCACCAATCAAAGCACCTTTAGTCTTAGCTCTATTCTGTAAGTATTTTGATAGTCCTGCTTTAACAGGTTTCTGTCCTATCTTTATACCTGCAGCTCTAGTACCTGCTTTAAATATATTCTTAACTAAACCAAAACCTACATAGTTAGTAGGGTCACTAGCAATAGCAAGTCCAATGTTCTTCCAACTCTCAGCGTTGTTAAGTCCACCTTCTTCTTGCCTGCCTTTTACTTTTTGAAATGAAATCCATTGTATAGCAGCATTGTCTTTCTGCTCATCAGTCATGCCACGCCAATACTTACTAGCCTGTAATGCTTTAGCACCAAAGTTATATTCTAAGTATTGTTGGTCTGCTGCCCACTCACTAAGTAACTGGTCTTTTGTTTTTACTTTACCGTCTGCACCTATAGCTCCATTTGTTTTTTGTATGGAAGCTATAAGAACTTTATTGTTTTTTAAATCAGAAATAGTCCACTCTTCTGATAGATTATTTAAAAGGTCAACAGAGTTTTCACCGCATTGTTTATTTAAAGTACACGCCCAAGTATCAAGGTTAGTTTCTTGTTTAGACAGGAGGTTTTGCATAGACCTGTTTAAAGATTTTACTTTACCTTTATCTTTTTCTTCTTCTCTAAATTGTTTATATAGCTTAGTATAGTTTGCCCAAAGCTTTTCATCTTCAGCTTTTAAATAACCTTGATAATCAAACTTAGCATTTTCATCTGCAACGACACCTTGGTCAGCTAGTTCAATAGGAGCAAATCCTTGCTTACCTTCTTTTGGAGGAATAACAGGAGCAGTCCAAGAAAGTTCTGTAGCTTGTTCTTCTTCCATAGGAAGTTCTTCTTCTTCTATAGGTGAAGTATCTTGTACAGTAAAGATTTGTTCGTTAGCGTTTCTAGTATCTTTAATACCAAAACGATTAAAAGATTCTGCTCCTGCAGGAAACACATTTTCATTTGCATTTTTTGGGTCTACAGTTCCTTTTATTCCAAAACGATTCTGTGCTACTGCCATGGATTAATTATTTTCTTGTTGTAGTTCGTTTTCAAAACCTTCTTCTTCTTTTTCTTTTTCAACTACTGAACCAGAACCTATTTTAACTGCCATTAAATCTGCAGGATTAGGATACCTATCAATAATTTGACTAGGTAAAAGAACTTCGCCAAATATTTTATTTGAATTTTTAGCAAGATTATGTACTTTTTGTATAATAACATCTATAGCTTCATCTGAAGATAAAGAACCTTTCTTATCTCCAAAACCCCATAAGTCAAAGTCAAACGCACCAAAGTCATATTCTTCATCAGCCATTCTTGAAATACTTGCAGCTTCTGATTCAGTTGGAGTAGTAAAACTAAAGCTTTCTTTTGCTTCAGGTTTTACTACATCAGGGAATACTCGTTCTTTATCACCATCAGTGTACCTATAGTAGCCATCAGCGGACTGACGAACTTGTCTTTCTTTATCAGGAGAAGTTAACTCAGGAAATACTCGTTCTTGGTCGCCATCTAAAAAACGTAAAAAACCATCAGCACCTTTCTTAATAGGTCTGTCTTTACTAGGAGCGGTTAAGTCAGGAAACAACCTTTCTTTATCACCATCAGTGTACCTATAAAAACCATCAGCACCTTTTTTTACTTCTCTTTTAACAGCTTTAGGAGTGCTTGCTTGTTCTGCTTGTGCTGCATATAAATCTATAAGAGCGTTGTCTTTAAGCATAGATTGACTTGTGTTTAACATATCCTGTGCTTGGTCATAGAAACCGCCACGCCACATAGCTGAGGACATTGCTTGTAAGCTTTCAGGATTCATAGGGTCAAAGTCAGGAACGCTAGATACAATACCTTGAAAATCAGCTAGTCTTTGTTCAGCAGTTGTTACACCACCAAGACCTCTACCTACTGCTTGACCAATCATACCACCTGCTCTACCTGCAGCATTAGTAATTGCTTCCCACCCTGTACCTACATTAGCTGAGGATGCTGCTCTCTGATTTGCTTGGTCTATTAAATCGGCTTCATATTTGTTTAAGCCTGAAAACATTCCTTGTGTTGCCATAGTTATCCTCTGTTTAAGTTCATAGTACCAGTCATACCTGCAGGTCCATAGTTAGAACTTGAAAAAGGTATTGTTGAACCAGTCGCACTTCTGTTAAATAAACCACTCATATAATTATCAAAACCTTTATACTCTCTATCACCAAACTGTTCCATGGCGTTTGCCCAGAAGTTTGCTGAAGTACCTCCAAGACCAAGTGCAGCTGATTGGGCAGCATTACCTGCGTATTGTCCACCTGCTCCTGCTAATCCTGCCATTCCTCTACTGACATCTGCATAAGCTAATGGAAGATTGCCTATACCAAGTGCAGCTTGCCTGTCTGCCATTTCTCTTGCTCTCATAGAGTCTAATGTGTTTTGTGCAGTAGCGTAAGAACTAGATAATAGTCCAAGTCTTTGCTGTCCTTGTGCTTCCTGTAGTGCTTGCATCTGACCTGCACCACCTGTACTACCTAGCCTACCTTGTTGTAGTAACCTAGACTCTTGAGCCAATGATTGCCTTTCTTGTTCAGGTGCTAGTAATCCTAGCTGTTGATTATACAATTGTTGCTGTAACGCCATTGGGTCTAAGTCTTGTATTTGTTGTGCAGTAGCTCCTGCTCTACCCATTAGTGCATCATACTGTGCTTGTAAGTCATCACTTAAAGCCATAGTTGAACCACCTTGTTCATCATAACCAAATGTACCAAATAAACCACTAACACCTCTAGGAAGTGACCTTTGATATGCTTGTTCACCTGCCTGTCGTTGTGCTTCAGCAGTTTTCTTAGCTGCTCTGTTTGTCATTATTCCACCTATCAGTGAACTAGCTATTGCTCCCCACATATTATTCTCCTATGCTGTGCGTTTCCACATATAGACAACTATATATGGTTGTAAGTTGTTGTGTGCATTTCCACTACCAGTTGAACCTGTTGTTGCACCTGTGTTTCCACCTGTTGTTCTAACAATGTCATGAATACTAATAGCATCTGTTGATGTAACCTGCTTGTCATAACTGTGCGTGTGAGCAGGCATTTCAGCAACTGAAAGTGTATGTGTTTCAGCACCACCTGTAGCGTTAAGTGTATTAAATGTACCACTTGATGCTTTACCTACTGGAACTCTACCTTCTGCGTAAGCTTCCCAAGTACCAAATCCAAGTAGTGTTGCTGGATTAGTGCTAACTTCTGCGTTTGTGTATATAGAACCAACTGGGTACATTGCTTGAAAAGCTGCTGTAACAAATGCTGTTGTTGCTACCTGATTAGTATTAGTTCCTGCAGTTGCTGTTGCAGCAGTAACTACTTGACTTGTGTTTGCTAAGTCTGCTTTAGAGTTAACAGCAGTTTTAACCGCAAGAAACTCTGTATTAAAGTCACCACCACTAACTATTTTGTCAGGGTCTGAGTCGCTTAAAGCATCCTTACCTGACCAAGCTATTTGTAAATTATAATCACTCATCGTATTTTCCCTTGTTTTGCCCAAATAGAAATGTTTTGTAAAGAAGCTTTAAACCCCGATACCGTTTGTATTATCTGTAGTCTAACAACCTTAGCTGCTCTTGACATAGATACTTTGTACTCTGTAGGTTGGAAAGCAGGAGCATACTTGGCATTGCCATACTTACCCTGTCCCCACAAAGCATTGACTCCACCAGTAGTAGGGTCTAATGTAAAGTTAGCTGATGTAGGAGTAACATTGTAATCTCTAAACCAGTTAAGTGTTACGTTCATATTCTTACCACCTGACCAGATAGCTAAGAATCTTTTTAAAAATTTAGTTATACCCGGCTGTTCAAAGTCTAGCCATGTAGTTTTAAAATCTGCTTGGTATGTATTGTCTACATCTTGATAACATTTACTTGTATTAGATTCCCATGTGTGTCCAGCAGTAGTACATGCACTTGATGTACCATAAGTAGCAGTAACATCTTCTTTTTCTACATCATAGAATCCTGAATAAGTAGCTACTTTTCCAAAGTTAGTAACAGCTCCTAAACCTATATATAAAAAATCATCAGTAGATAACAAAGCTCCAGGATTTTTCTTAGAATCAAAGTTCCAAGTTGTTATACGTGGAGCACCTTCAGGTGTTGTAGCTTTAAAGTCAAACACATAAACAATATTTTTACCACCAAAGCTTAATAAATAAGAACCAGTAGATAAATCATACTGAGCTTTTACTTGGTCCATGTCAGCAGTTAATATGTTTGTTCTTATTTCATCCTTAATAGCTAGACTTAAATCTGTCAATGGCATCTTGTCTTGTACCATTGTACGAGCTAGTGAACGTACACCTGATGAACTTAAAAATACAATGTCATCACCAATAACTTGTACTGAATCCCTAGCTACACATCCTACACCTTCAATAACTTCATCTAATTGAAATGAAGCTGCAGATGGGTCCCAAGGGTCATTGTAAATAACAATGTTACTCTTACCAAAAATAACTAGCTTACCCATAAAAGAAGCTAGTGCTGTTATCTCATCACCTGACCATACAGTTTTTAAATCTACTGAACCTGACGCACCACCATTAAATGTTTGACCTATTAATGTATCAGAGTAATAAACTACATCTTTGTTTTCACCTATGTTTCCTACCCATATCCTACCATAATCTCCTAGAATACAAGAAGGTGTAAAAGTAGTAACACCAGTAGGTTTGTGATAACTGCCTACATCTTCTAAATCTTTCCATGTAGTGCCATCATAATTTATTGGTTGATTACCTGTCTGTACTCCATAGAACTGGTTATTAAAGTTTGTAAACTGCCAGTTACCATTAGTTTTAGTAGTAGCTGAACCACCAAAAGTCTGTGCATCTAAAGTATAAGGAGTGTTAGCTGTGTTAATTTTATATACATTAGCACCAGCTCCAGCAAATAAAGTCTTGGCTCCTGTTGCACTAATATACTCACCTAATGATTTAACTATTAATGTATTAGCTGTAGGATTTCCATCAGTATCTAAACTGCCAGTATGTATATTATCTGTTACTTGTTTAATTCCTTCTCTAGTAGTAACACGTCCCTTTTCATCTAACATAATATTGTTAGCTGTTGTTAAGAACTGTGGTGGTAAACTGGAAGCCGATGACTGCCTGTTTAATCCATAGATACCTATAGAGTCTAATACAAGGGGTTGTATTGGTTTAGACGCCATTCCAAATTACCTCATCTGAGTGTCTGCCTACATCTTGTTGTATTGCATCTGATAATGCTTGTTGATATTGCATCTGTGCTAAGTCTGATAGTGTTCCACCATCTTCGCCACGTTCAGCTATAGCTCGTGCCCATACCCCCATTATAACAGGAAACTCTGGACATGTCAAGACATCTGTTGCATTTGTTAAATCATCTTGTGGGTCTAACAGATAAAAATTTATGTTATAAACAGCGTCAGGCTTAGGATATATCTGAGCTGTTAATAGACCACTACTGGTTCCATTAATAGAAAAGTAAGAAGGAACACCTGAGCTATCAGGACTAGGATATTGTGTAGACCTAATCCATGAATCAGGTACACCTTGTAACATTTGTCCTTGTTCTTGTTCTTGTACTGACAATGTTCTAGTACGTTGTGATGTGCTAGGTAGGTTATAGCTACGTGTGTCAGCTACAGTAGCTACTGTTTCTATACGTCTTAGTGATGTCCAGTCCCAAGCATCTTCTACTTCTCTTTTAACTTCATTAACAAAGTCACCAATTAATACTTGATAGTCTGATGGACCAGCAGCATCTATTAATGCTCCTGACCAATCACTGCCTATACTATCTTCTCTTAGTCTACGTAATACTGCATTAATAATTTGTCTGTATGTCATCTACTTCCCCTTGGCTAATTGAGCACCAAAATAAAATTCTATAATCATTGTTGCCCACCCAAATATTTCATCCATCTTGAGTACAGCACCTGCTTCTACTTTCACATATTCAAT